AAGAACCATCTGATCCTATTTCTATCTTGGTGAATGGAGCTAGTAAGCTCATTGAAAGTGCCAAAGAATTGAAAGAAATGGCAGTTAAGAAATAAACAAAGCCGGGTTTAGTCCCGGCTTTTTTTTTAGATTAGGCACAATCTACTACTGAAGAACTAGACTGGGCGGTTAAGTTTCCACCCACAATATCAACTGTGGCAGCATCCCCAACTCTACAGTACCCAGTAGATCCTTCCTTTACTACGCTGGAACCTGTGGTTATAGTAAACTTATGGCCGCAACTACAATCTCCTTTATCCCCAACTCTTGCCATTGCTTTAGTATCGGCAGTAGCTATGGAACTACCAGAAGTTATAACCCCAGTTATAGGACCATGAGTATTGCAGGTACCAACGAATGGATCCCCAACACGCATTACTTTAGCCATTACTATCTAACCCACCTTTCCCATTGTTGTTAGGACTAGGTATAGTAGCACCACTGGTATTATTTACAAGACCAGAATCGATAATAAGAGTTGCACCTTTATTAATAGTGAAAAATCCTTTTACAAAAGGAGATCTCGCACCATGAGGAGTAATAATGGTAAGTGTATATAAAGCTTTGTCCCAAGTCTGATTCCTGGTATCTTCATACGAGATAAAGATATCTATTGTACCAGTAGGACCTCCAAGTACAATACCGTTATTAGTATCAGATGTAAAAACTAGTAAAGGCTCTATTTGTTCAGATCCAGTATATCCTTTTCGCACCTGCATCTCTGCACGATACCCAGTCAAGTCCATTGGTAAGCCAGTGGAGTTGTGGTTATAGTTAAATCGAAAAGAGGTATCAGCTTCTTCTTCTACTTCGATATGGAAGGTTACGACATTACTCATTTAGTACATTCTTTCAATGCTGCGGTTAGTTCTTTGTTTTGGCCATTTACTGAATTTAGTTCTTCTAACGCTAATTGGAACTTTTCGTATAAACTCATCTCCGGAGTTGCACGATCGTATGCATGGTTGATCACAGTTATAGTAGTAACTGGTTCACACTTAACAGCAATTGGCACTTCTATTTTCTCAGGGACAATTACTGGATTAGTACAGCACCCTATCAAAAGAGTGCAAGATAATAGTATTGCTAGGTATCTCATTGCGGTAGTTTTCCTTTAGCTCTTCTTTCAATCTCTTCATTAGCTAAGTAATGTGTAGCCAAGTAATCTTTCAACTGAGTCATGATTTCGTTTCCTCCGTAATATTTTTCATTATCAGAGTTTACCACAGGTTCTTTAGGTTTACGATGAGCAATATCAGAAGCATGAGCGTAGTCATCAGCAGCGTCTTTTTTAGCTTTCTCAACTGCTGCCTTAGCATCCTCATAGTTCTTTTCTTCTAAAGCTTTTAAGTCTTTAGTGTTCTTGTCACACATCAGTAGTACTTTGCTTTGCTGTGATTCAATGGCTTGAGAAGCGCCTGCAGCTTTGTGTAGTTCTGTATTCTCTTTCCTGAGCATATTACAATAAGCTAAAAGCCCAATAAACAATGTTAAGGCTACCGCAGCCAGCGTTGCTTTTATATTTAATAGGCCGAACATTATGCTACTCCAAGTTGTTGTTTAGCTCTGATCCAGTACTTGCGTCTGTCTTCGAGTCCATTCGTTCCTCCATTGATACGCTTAGTTACTTTTAAGAAAGAGTCATCAGTATTCAGTTGAGCAATATCATTGAGTTTGTTTATACTCCAGAACCAGGCTGCACTAGCTGCTGCCCAATCAGGAGTTTCTAAAAGTTCAGGATGTGCTACGAAGTCTACTCCGCAAGCATCACTAATTCTCTTGTAATTGGCCCTACCTGTGATCTGTATAAGACCCCTTCCTTTATATCGTACGCCATCGCCAGGAATAGTATTACCTAAATCTTTACGAGCCTCGTAAGCTTGTCCAGAAGCGAGTTCTTTAGTGTACCGACATTCTCCACTCTCATGCATTGTTTGAGCAATGAACATAGCCTCGGCTTCAGGAGTAGTGATATGGAATAGAACCATTGCCTCATTGATGTGCGAACACCACATACTAAGTTTAGGTTCAGATAAGTTAGGTGCAATCTTTGAGAGTTGATTAGAGGTAATAGACATAAAAAAAATCCTAGTAGAATTATTACTAGGATTTTAAGTCAATTAAACTATTTGTGTTTTTTGTATCGGGTTGAGAGTTTCATCTCAACGTGGTGGGAGCATATGTTATACATGGCACCTGCGGCTAGACAGATGAGTGTTGCGTAGGCGACTACTGTTACTATCAGGTCACCAATTTGGTACTCAGGGTAAAGCAATGTTATGAAGACTCTTGCAATACAGTTTACAGCTAAAAAAGAAAACAGGTATTTTAAAAGATACCTAAACTTATTTTGTGAATGACTACATTTTAAACTTGCAATAAAACATATTGATCCCAGTAAAATATTACTGACTAGAACCCATAACAAATGGGGTGTTGTAAATATTAACTGTAAATTAGTTAACAGGAGCATTATCATTTTCTACTTTTTCTTGTTCTGGTTGGTGGGTGGGAGTTGTTATTCCAAGGGCTTTGTTTACAGTAGCGTCAATAACATCTACCCCTTTTTGTTCCAGCCATTTAAGAACTGCTCTTACTAAGTAAACTCCTGTAGCCCCCAAAATCCAGGATAAAGCAACTATCCCTTCAATGGAAGCAAGACCGAACTTTTCAGCAAGCCATGGACCAACAAAAATAGAAAAGCTAGATCCGGTAAGAGCCATAAAAAAACCATTTGCGATGGTGATTCTAGTTTTATCAGCAAGGGCAAGAATAGGTATAATAGAGCCACAAACTCCAGATACGATACTCCACAACTTTGCTATGGAAAAATAAGTTATTACAGATGCGGAGGTTGGTTCTGGCATATGGCTCTTTCAAATTGAGGTATACCTATATTGTAATTCAAAAGTCAGAACTTTAGCCAGAACTCAGAACAGGCCACTGAATGTTGTAGGGGTCTGACTGAAGAGTAACATCTCTCAATTGCTGAATGTACTTAAGTACAGGCATGATGTTTTCAGTAGGATGTTTATCCAAGTTAACTTCATCGTTATAACGATCTACTCTCCAGCGAACCGACGCAATAACAGAATCTCTATAATCTCTAATTTTTCTCCACTCATCATCTTCGATGCTAAGCTTACACGCACTGATTGTTTCAAGAGAAACACCTAAAGCGATAGCATGTTCTTCTGTCAAAAACCCCATGTCGGGATTACCAGACCAGGTTAGATCTGATGCTAGAGAATATTCTAGATCAGCCATCCCTGAAATATTCTTCCAAGATTCAGGTAAAGGACCTATACTCAGGACTTCTTTTGTAACTTTGTTACATAGATAATAATTAATCATACTTTAGTAATGGTATATTTTTTAGGTTTATGGAACTCTTTTCTATAAAGAGCAGGCTTGGTGGAATAGAATCTATAGTTATAAAGATCTTTTTCTTCTTCAGAAGCTTTACCTACTTCTGCAGTCGTGTCTTCTCTTTTAAAAGGAATTATTTGTAGTAGAGGTTCTCCTGCCCATATAGTAAATTCACATTCTTCTAATGCTGTAAATGGAAAATTAACAACGTTAAAGTCATCGTAGTCAACTACTCCGTGATAAACATAGAGTTTATCTAAAAACTTGGAATGGAATATTGCAGGTACCACATACGCAGAATATCCTTTTTTAGTTTGTATGGACCATGGGGATGGAATTTTAGTAACTGATTTGAATCCCGAATCTTTAACTTTAGCCAAGCCATCTACTACTTTAAAATCCATTTTAGCGGAGTCAAGTGATTTAGGAACCTTATCTAGTCTAATCATAACACCTTGTTTGTTTACCTTGATGTGAATATCACACCAAGCGGGAATTATGTATCCGACTTGAGCATAATCAAACATACCTGGACATCTTGCAAACTTAACGTCTTTGTTTTTTATCTGTGGTTTCATCCATTCGGGTATGACTCTTCTAGCCTCAACCACTGGAGTGCTTATATGGTAAGCACCCTCTACACATTTGAATTTAATAGTAGGCTCAGGTTTACCTACGATCTTTTCCCAAAGAGCTCTGATAGAAGTTTTAATGCTCATCTTTAGCTCTCAGTTCTTTGGTGTAGTGATGTCTTCTATTTTGTTGGGAATCATGAATTTGTTGAACCTTTTTAATATCCGATTCTGTCATCACTCGTACTTTAGCTTTTTTAGGCTGATCCGCTCTCTTAATAGGAATGGCCGTTATCAAAGGAGTTCCACGGGGTAGAATATCATCAAAGTTAGGAATGTTCCAAACACCTGGAAAGTTAACTTGCTTAGGGTATTTATCGGTATCTACTAAAGCAGAGAGACAGGTGAACCTATTTTCAAAATGGTTTAAGCAAGGCACAAAAAGGGTAGAGTATCCGGGTGCAGTTTTAATGATAATCTTATTGATAAACTTTATTGCTGGGCCAGGATAAGAGGGGCTAGTTTTTCCACCAAGTTGTTCCATCGCATGAAAATCAATCAGTCTTCCTGCTTGAGGATTATTTCCAACTTCGATAAGAGAGCAATCCTTATTTGTTCTCACATTCACATCCCCAGCCAGAGGAATTATAAAACCTAAATTCATGCCATCGATCATAGGCATACATTTTTTAGCGGACATCGCCCTGCTACCAAAGTTGTCCCTTTTTCCATCCAAATACCCCGGAATTGTTTTAAACCAATCTGGCAAAAGTTTACCGGCTGGAATTGGATGAGGAATAATATCGAAGTCTTTTTCTTCGCAAAGAAATTCGATAATATCAGTTTTAAAAAAAGAAATTAAACTCATAACGCCTTAACGGAATTTAGGACCAAGAGCCCAGGTTACAAGTGCAACTCTTTCTCCGGAAGTTACAGGAGCTACTTTATGTGGTACGAATGAGTAGAAAGCAATGAGATCACCTTTATTACGCTTCAAGGATACTGGGTTGCTATTATTGCCACCACCTGCTAAAAGTAGTTCTCCACCTTCGTATTCCTTAGGGTCGGTTAGCATTAAACTTAACGATAATTTTCTATGAAGAGAAGGATCGTTAGGTGAAATGATAATATCGGTATGCCAATCGTAGTGACCGTCAACATTATACTTAGAGTATTGGAATCCATCAAACACGTCTAGGTCAAGCTGATATTTATCAAAGTTAATTTGACCAGCTACTGTAGCTATTCGTTTATGAATCCAATCATTTTCTCTAGTAGGCTCTACCCAAGTAATATCAGAATCTCTAATATCGGAATCTATTCGACTAGTTTCTGCACTACCGATACTACCTTTTTTAAATTCTTGAAGTTCAGCTTCTTGAATGATAGCATCGCATTCTTCTTTGGTAAAAGCATCGTGCCACACGCAGAATAACTCTACGGGTGGCACATATTGGTGGATGGGAAATTTATACATAGTATAAAGATTATACTCTTATAAATTCGTGATGTCTACATATCCTCCGGTAGGAACTGTTATAGATACTCCGGCAGGAGTATACGATAGTGAAATAGGAGTAGGACTAATCACTGGCGCTGCTAAACCTGCAGAACCTCCAGAAAAAGTAATTCCTAAAACCGTATTAGTAGCTCCAGAGTTTCCTGGTGTTATAGGATTGTAATTAGAATTCCCAGGTACATTTGGATTATAATAGGAATTTCCATTAACAGTTGGATTGTAGTAAGGATATCCTGGATCAATTGGATTATAGTTTAAATATCCATATTCAATTGGGTTATAGTAAGCATTCCCTGGGACATCCGGATTCGTTCCTGTATTTCCTGCCGTATAAGTATCCGGGTTTGTGTTAGAAGCAACATACGTCGAACAGATCTTAAAATTGCCAAAGTCATACTCTTCACTCTCTCCAAAAGAAGTAGTCCATCCAGGAGGGCATACCGACCATTTAGCAGTGTTATAAGAGTCATAATAACTTTCGTTTGCAGTTCCAGGAGTATACGTATTTGGATTAGTGTAATAATTTCCTGGGCTAGTAGGGTTAGTACCAGCGTAGTTACCCCCAGTAGGATTATTCGTATACGCGAAATTGCCACCAGTAGGAGGATTGGTACCTGCGTAGTTACCACCTGTAGGAGGATTGTACGAAATATTTCCACCGGTATCAGGATTAGTTCCAGATACGTTTCCCCCAGTGCTAGGATTTCCAGGAGTACCTCTTCCACCAACTTTAAAGGATGTTTTACCATATACTGGAACGTATATAGTAGATCCATAGAAAGTTATCGTCCCTCTGGTTTTGGGAAGAGTTTTTTCTCTACGTAGTAATTTTGAAATACCCATATATAATTCCTATTAATAAGCATTGACGGCAAGAGATCCAACCCAAGTAGCACCCGCATCATCTGTAAAGAAAGTCCACACATCTCTACCATTTGCGGTCGTTGTTCTTGGGGGCATAGTAGACCCCCCAGCGTAAGTTACACTTCCTGGGAAAGATACTGCTCTACCCGCAGTAGCATCATTTATAGTAATAAGCGTAAACGAGAATAGGTTAGTTCCAGCAGGAGCATTATTGAACTGAAATGCTGTTGATGCAGAAATAATTACTTTAAAAACGTTGGCAGTAGATAAATCTAAAACAGTGGTTGCAGTATTCGCAGTACTCGAGGCTTTAACATCAGTTTGGGTCTTGACTTGTAAAATACCAGTAACGTTGGTTGTCCCAGTTAGAGTAGTATTATTAACATCTGCCTTGGTAGGATCTGAAGGAGCTACTCCAACGGATGCAAAGAGTTCGTTTATACTTGAAGAATTACTCTTATAGATTTCAAACTGATCACCAGCAGAAGGAACAACTGATAGCGAAGTAGCCCAAGATACTACGTTAGCACTTGAACTAGTAATAGTTCTACATAATCCTGCGTTAGCTCCAGTTACAAACTGAATGATATATTTTCCAGGAAGCACTGCCGCAATATTGGCACCAATACTTGTAGAAGTTGCACTAAAGTTAGTTGCACTAGTTAAAGCTCCTGCTACTTTCACAACCGAGTGAGAACTGAATCTCCAGGTATTGACAGTATTTTTCAGTGCGATAATAGGATTACCAACTTCGTCATTCGAGTGACACACATAAGAATTACTGTTACTAGTGGCTGGAGATGTAAGTAGATCCACAGTTGTCAGTTCGTCCATTCTGTCTACTAATCTAGTAAATGAAGTTAAAGTACTTGCAGTAACGCGGCACTCAACACGAGTTCCTACTGGGAATCCTTGTGCGGTAGTTCCCTCTTGAGCACGTACACACCCCGTAAGATTAGCACCAGATTTGCCGGTAACTTTGATAATCTCAATTGCTCCACTATACTCAAGAGTTACGAGAAAATACTCACCAGCAGCGGGTGTGGGAAATTTAGAACCATCATCCACTATGATAGTTGTGTCTGCGCTAAATAAAGTAGCATTAAGGACTGCTTTAGCGTTGTTTGCGTAGAGTTGTTTTGAAGTTGCCATATTAAGGTATGTTTATAACTAAAGTTTTACTAGGGGTGCTATTTATGGATGAATCTAAAGATTTTACAGAATTTGTAATATCCACAATAGCTTGATCGGCGTCTGTTTCATTGTTCACAATTATTTTAGCATTATCGGATTTTAAATACTTATTGCCAAACTTAGGAATAACAGCACCCGTAAATGTCTGCATGCGCTGATATTCTTCTAAAGAACACACCCCTTGGTATTCCCCCAGAGTATTGTCTCCGTTATTTAGATGTATAAAAATATCTACCGGTAAAGATCCTCCTGGAAGAATTTCTGCAGTAATAACCCATTTAAAGTCTGGGCCTAGACTTTTAACTACTCTCAGTTGACTGGCCATGGTTTATGCTATCTTAATAGTCCATTCAAAGTGCAATGCAAATTCAGAACTCTTAGCAATGCCTGGGAAAGTTTTGATGTTAAACATAGCACCCGATTGCTTAAACAGCCCCGCCTCTGTTATCAGGGATCCGTTTGCATCACCTTGATTTAAGTCCGAAATAAACGTGATTGAAGGCACTGCAGTATTCAAGGTATATGAACATGTTACATTCATTAAGGTTGTATAAAGATTTGTCAGGGAAGAGGCAACAGTTTTAGGATATAATCCAGCAGGGTCAATAGTTCCCCCAGTCCCTACTTTCAAAGTAGTAATAGGATCTGGAGTCAAACTTGCAGAATATAACGGTAATAGCATCTGTTGTTTACCTAAGACAGTTATCAGATTTTTCTTTTCAAAGATAGTTTCCTTTTCACCTCCCGCATATACTTTTTGAATAAGCAGTATTCCTTCAAGAGGTTCGGTTGTAGATAATAAATTCATAATTAGTTAAGTTCCATTTGATGGTTAAAAGAGATTGTACCATCTCTTGTAAAATTTTTCGGGGTTAGATTTAAAGTATCAGTATAGGTATTTGTGATAGTCGTCCCTGCTGTACTACTACCTGCATTAATAGGTAAACCATTAATATCTAATCCACTTCCAGTAAATTGAGTGGTACCACGACCTCTTAATAGATAGTAAGGTGCACCCATAGGCCCCAATCCTCTCAGTGGTCTATTAGTTAATTTTAGTATTGCCGTATCTGATTCTGCTAAAGGAGCATAATAAGGAGCCTCAAAATTAAAATTACTAGTAATCCAATACATACCAACAACGTTACTATCTATTCTCACACCTAGAATGTAATCCCCCTCATTAACATAACTAGAATTAGGGGGAGCCCAAGTAGAATACCCAGGAATCGGTATAACATTAGATAGATATTCAATACTAGTTCCCCTGAAAAATGCCAGATTGAAATTATCTTTTAATTTTAAATTCTGAGTATTTATCAATCCTTCATTAATAGAGAGGGAGTTTATCTCTTCTGTTAACTTAGTAACATTTAAAAATTCGAATGTCCATTCCGCCAGCCTAGGGGCTCTTAATCCTAGAGATGAAAACTTGTATTCTACATCTGCTTGAGTTGTAGTATATAGGGGAATTACCTTCATACCATCGGCTACTTTTCCCATACGGGCAGTTGTATCTACCGGTTCACCAGTATTTTTAATAATAGTATCAGAGGTTCTATGTAAAGATCTATAGAATCCTATTCTAGAGCGTAACCCAGTAACGGTTTCAGAACCCCTAGATAGAATTGTTCTAATCCAGGATCTCTCAACTTCCGTATTAAATCTATACTGGTTAATAGGATTTACATACCCATTAGAAATTCCATTAAAAGACGTATCTGGAAGCCCATTAAGATAAGCATCGGTTCCACACAATCGAGTAACAAACATCGGAACATTAAACCTGGTGAAAGTTGGACACCCTCTAATCAAAGGTTCAGCACCGTTATTCCTGAAAAACTTTTCAATTGGAACTGTTATATTCTCACATCTAAATTGATCTATTCTTTTTAAAAAAGCGTCTTCGTTGAGAGTTATAGTTTCATCGTCATAAACTGACCAAACATAAATAGGACAGGTATACGCTGGTTTTACATTATGAATAATCTTACCAAGCTCTTGAAATACCTGATCTTCTTTAAAAGAAGTAACTCTAATATTTACTAAGAAAGTATGTTTCTTTAAATAAGTTCTCATTAGGTAATCGTAATGACTACCCGAAGTTGCGTACCTATCTACTTGGCCTGGTGGTAACGTAGGAATTATATTAGGTGGAATACGCATATTAATCCACCAGTCACCGTCATTGATATAATCTTTGACTTCTACCCAACGAGCAATCTCATCAGATATCTGTAAGACCTGACCTTCTTCTACAACTGGAGGAAGTCCGTACGGAATAATATATTGATTAGCATCTGTTACTACGATAAATTGGTCAGTATCTAGATACTTTCTAATTTCTAAAACTGTTTCAGTACCTCTGCATAAGGGAATCCCTAATGCAAGATTTAAGCCTTTTCTTACTAAATCTAATACTGGTCCATTGATGTATACATAATATAAACCATACACGAAGTTTTTAAAAACCTCAGTTGAGTTTTGTTCATTTAATCCGATTAGATTACCGTAATATTTGGAGATTAGTTTTTCATCTATCTCACAATCTACGAACCATAATGCATACTCTTTAGTAGAGCCATCACTTAGTAATCTGGTAGGAAAACCAACTGATGAAATATCTTTTGCAAAACGAATATATATACTTCCATCCGATTGGGGTTCTAATCTAAAGTCTATATTTTCTTCAAATAAAGTAGTTGGCAGTAATGGTCTATTGGCAATATATCTGGAGGATATAATACTGTCCGACAATTTATATACATTTACTTCACCAAGCACTACGTCTGTGGTTTTAATAGTCAAAAGCTTAATAGTATGACCTATTGTGCTTTGAATATCTTCCAGACTTACGTTAGAAGTAAGTTGCAAGAAACGACTGTAAGTTTCTGAGCATACAGTCGCACTGGCTTCCATCAATAGATTTGTTTTCTCAGGATCTTCAAACATAACACTAAAAAAATCAGACACCCCATATAGGTATGTCATATTAGTGTTGTTCTCCCCAAGAGGAAGTCCTAACTGAGAAAAAGTTGAACGTGCCATAAATTAGCTAATATTTAAGTAGTCAGTATTTAAAGTTAAAGAAGTGGTATCAATATTCTCTACTAAAAATATATTGGTTGTATCATCTGGATCAAGAATATCTTTAATCGTACCTGTTTTTACTGGAATCAAATCTCTATGGTACTTTTTGTAAGTTACCAAAGGTGGGTTTTGAATATTCACAATTCCATTTAATCTAAGTTTAGTAACCATATCCGACATCACAAACATTTCACCTGGATCTAGATTTGATAAATAGTCTGATACCACGCTATTTACTAATGCAGAGTTAGGGGCAGGTCCATTATAAGAAGCAACAGTAACACTAAGTAAATAGAAGTTAAAACCTCTTGCCAAATAATCTGCACATAATACCCTATTGGCACTAGAGTCTAAATACTCTTGAATCGAATCTAAAAATTGGAAGTATTTGATTTGAAAACTAGCAGTTTTGTTAGCGTTCTGAATTCCCATGTCCAGTATTATATCCTGTTTCTGGCTAAATCCAAAATCATTCCAAGGTAGGACTGAAGTACAAATTCCTGTTGTAGAAGCGGCTGCCTGTATAGTATCTATAGTTACTATAAAACTATTTTCATCTAGTACATTATCAACTCTCCAACAACCATTGTGAGCAGGGTAAGTAGCTCCTTTGATTGTTACGTATCGTCCTTTGCTAAGACCGTGATTTGTAGATATTACAGTGTTCACATAGGTAGCTGGATTGGTTGTACTAATTGACGATAGGGTAAAAGATCTAGTAGAAGTTATTCCTGTTGTGAAATCGATAGGAGAAGATGCAGTTGGGGTACCTGTAACAGTTGTACTTAAAGCTCTAAGATTTACATAGGAAAAAGTGGTACTCGATACTAATGTAATTGGGAAACTTCCATTTGCTAGATCTACTTGTGCTTTCATAGTGCCACTTCCTGGAGTAGCAATATTAACAGGAACTTCATAGGTAAAAACACCTGTAGTAAGTTTTGTAAGAGTAAAAGTACCATTATAAGCAGCAGGAGTTGCTCCAGATATAGTCACTGAATCTCCTGTTAAATAACCATGTGAAGTTAAGTTAACCGTCACAGTAGTGCCAGTACAACTCATACTAGAAATAATTTGACTTTGGATAGCACTTGCAACTGTTACAATATCCCCTACACTATAATAGTGAGGAACAGCTGTTGTAGCGGTAACAGTAGTACCTACAACAGACCATCCAGTAATATTCACCACCATATTCAAAGGTAACGTATCTACACTATTTCCGCCACTGATAGGGCTACGAGTTACGTCATAGATAGGCCCAGTCAAGTGAGCTTTACCAAATTGATCCAAGCTAACTTGGGTAATAGCTGTTGCTAAACTATCGCTGCAATACACATCAACCATTCCTCCATTATGAATATACACTGGATCATTGAACTGAGCTACGGTTGGCAGAACCGAAACAGCAGCTGGAGTCGAAGTCATGTCATATTTAAAACTTCCAAAATCAGGAGCAACATAATTAATAACAAATTGACCGTTATACGTAGTTGGTATAGCTCCATCAATGGTAATAGTTTGTCCTACGGTATATCCACACTGAGGTAGATTTGCTACAGCCAAGTTTGAGTTACAAGATAATGCAGTTAAGGTTCTAGGAATTTCAGGCTCGAAAACGGCTCTAATCTGATCTCTAACCATATCTACATCACCCATTCCTATCGCAATTAAACGTTTAATAAAGTTAAAGGTGTCTCTTAAATTTGCATCAATAGAGGGATTATTGATAAGATTACGAGTGCTGATTGCACTCTTAGCACGACCGATAAACGTAGTATTAGTCTCGCTCTCTACACTCTTTTCTTTTAGGTAGTTAATCTCTGCACGTAAGAAGTATGGATCAAAGTTACTAAAGTAAAGTAAAGACCCACTTCCAATGTTATATAGTGAACCTTCTTTTTCAGCAGTAAGCTCAACGTCCACGTAGTATTCATTACTAAATGAATCAAAGACCAAAGTATCTTGTCCATGAGAAGTTGATTCACTAGGGTAAAACTTAAGACTGTTATCCGTAGAAAAATAGATATCACTACTGATATTTACATTCTTCTTACGGGAGAAATACATGCGGCCACTGATAACACTTCTCGTACCGATCTTACGGGTCAAGAACCAATTACTTAGAATTGAGTCAACCAGATCAGGAGGGGTTGCATCAGTGACTTCATTAAGTCTATTCTGGGTGAATAGGTAGTCCATCCCATTCTTAGAAAGGGCTACAAAAACTGCCAAAGGACGTATAAGCAAATCCCTAAGACCCGTCCCCTCACGAAGATCTAACGTAGGATATTTTGCTTCTAGGATTTGTTTGGCCAGGAGTTCTGCTTCCAAAACATCTTGTGCGCTGGGCTGTAGCCCTGGTATTACTGAGTATAGGTCGGCCATAGGAGGATATTAGTAAATTAACTAAGAGTAGTTTAACATTCTTAGACGAGCTGATCAGTATACCACATCAATTTTGGTATAAGTATATTGTAATACCCTCTAATGTTAATAGTATTCCCAGTAACCAACTAGGAGTCTAACATGACCCTTGACCTTTTAAAAAGGCCTCTTACCGAAGCAGAGCAATTCGTTAAAGAAGTAGCGTTTAAAACAATCTTTACGATTGCTAAGTGTAGGGAATCTAGTCTTCATCCAGAAGATGGTTTAGATTGGGATCCTGCATGGGCAGGGGCTGAACTGTACGACAGGTTTGAGGAAGATGGATACCTTTATATTCTCTTCTCATTTTCTGATAAGAGTACCGTTAAAGTCCGACATAGATTTCTGGACGCTGCGGAAAAAGCAATTGCTCTGATGAATATGACTCATTCAATGGAGTTATCCCAACTTGATAAGGATGTTACCTTGATAGGTTGGGATCCTTCAGGGAAAGCCTATGAAACAAACTGGATCAGTTCTGGAAGTGGATTCCAAGGCTTGAAAACGAAAGATGAAACAGACGAAAGAAGATCCGAAGTAAGATAGGGTGGGAGGGGAGAACTGGTATAAACCAGTCTTGGGTATTTTGAAACCTCACCTTTGAAGGAGTTACAAATGCAAAATCTATTTGATTACTTATTTCTGTTCTTCGTATTCCTCTTTACAAAGCCTCAATTGGCATTCGGTCTAACGGCTTAAGAAATAAGTAATTAAACCCAGGAAGTATCTGGGTTTTTTTAGATTAATTTTTTCAATAAATAGATGTGAATTTTGGTATAAGTATAGTACATAAGAAGAACTCTTATGGAACCAATTCGAAGTGGTTCGGATTGATACCGTAGTCCACACGATGGTTTATGGATTACGGATCCTGCACGGATACATTATCAAGCTACCGTCAAAAGACGCATATCCGTTAAAGCCGGAGTTTTGCTATATACGCAAGCTACCCCTTCTTCAATTGCAGGGTACCCGTAGAAGCCGGGCTTTCCACGAACCTAGAACATCAGGTCGAACCCTCTCAGAGAAAGTTATCTGAGTTGTATCCGGTATTACCAACCCGGCAACCTAGGACGCTAGGTTGAAGCAAGAGCCATAGGCGTGAGGATGGCGACCTCGAATGTAGCACCCATCGAGTTAATACCCACATCGCAGTACTAATTGAACAATAGGGACGAACTGTCGATCCACCCTTAGAAAAGGAAAGATTGGAAGCCCTAGATCCTTAGGGCTTTTTTTAGATTACTTCTCACTGAGAACCATATCTAACTGTGGGAAAGGAATTGCAACTTGAGCAAAAGCTCCAGCCAGTGTCAACATACGAAGGTACATGATAACGCTTTCTCCAGATACATCTAATCCAATGATAGAGATTTCTTGCAGTTGACTTGCAGGATCACTGTTAACCATATTCAAAATGTACTTAGTCTGGCTTTCTGCATTCTTCACTTCTCCCG